ATTGAGTCTGTGCCTGTTTATACGTTTTGGGATTTGGGAAGAAACGACTCCACAGCAATATGGTTTATGCAACGCATAGGCTTGCAGAATCGGTTCATTGATTACTATGAACATCGGTTAGTCGATTTAGATCACTACGCCAAAATCCTCAAGGACAAGGGTTACCTCTATGGTGAGCATTACTTGCCACATGACGTTGAAGTCATTGTTTTAGGTGCAAGTAATCGATCCAGAAAGGTCATGTTAGAGGATATGGGCGTTTCACCGATCGAAGTAGTGCCAAGAATAGCCAATTTGAACGAAGGCATCGAGGCAACCCGACAATCCTTTGCAAGCTGTTGGTTTGATGAGGATCGGTGTGAACAAGGCTTATCAGCATTAGCTAACTATCAGTATGTGTTCGACGAAAAGTTTGACACATTCCGACAAGTTCCACTTCATAACTGGGCATCTAACGGTGCTGATGCGTTCAGACAGTTTGCACAAGGCTACACAGCAGACGATAAACATAAACCAATAGAATTCAAAACAGAATGGTAAGAAAGCCTAAGCAGCGAGATACGATTATTACTGAAGCCCTTGAGCGATTTGATCGTTCTGAATCAGCCGATCATCACAACCGTGAGATGTGGCTAGAAGACATGCGTTTTGTTCACGATGAAGATTCGCAATGGACTCAGGAATCGAAGGATAAGCGTAAGGGTCGCCCATGTATGACCTTTGACAAGGTGTCGCAAGCGATTGACTCCATGATTGGTGATCAGCTTATCAACTCGCCATCGATCAAAATACGTGGCTTTGAAGACGATGATGCCGACACGGCGGAGATATACACGGGCTTGATACGCTCAATTCTAAATAAGCAAGAAGCCGACAGAGCGCAGAAGACAGCCTATAAACACGCTGTAACAGGTGGTTTCGGGGTCATGCGAATCCTTAACGACTACGCTGATGATGAGTGTTTCGATCAAGACATCATGTTGAAGGCGGTTGAAAACCCATGTTCTGTATACTGGGACGCAGATGCAAAGTTAGTGACGAAAGAGGACGGAATGTTCTTCTTTATTGTTGACGATATGCCAAAGGCCGAGTTTGAACGTGCTTACCCAAAAGCCTCCGTCACGCAATCAGACAAATTTTCAGGTGTGGGTGATAGCAGCCAATGGTTCGGCAAAGATAACATCCGAGTAGCAGAGTATTTTCGCAAAGTGCCAAAGAAGCGCACCATCTATCAATTGGCTGATGGTTCTGTTGTTGACGAACCGCCGGAACTCGATCCAATGGGTCAAGTTCCTGAATTTAGAGCAAGAGAAGTTGACGGATTCAAGATTGAGATATTCAAAATCACTGGCTCAGAAGTCCTGGAAGAGAGTGAATGGACGGGTAAGTATCTGCCGATTATTCCGGTCTTTGGCAAGGTTATTAATATCAACGGTGAGTTCAAATATCGTGGCGCTGTAAGAAAAGCGAAAGATGCCCAGCGAACATACAACATGGAACGCTCTAACTACATCGAGACAGTGGCGCTCCAGCCGAAGCAACCTTACTTAGTCACAGGTGCAATGCTCAAGGGCCATGAGAAGCAATGGTCAGAGATGAATACCTCTAATCGACCAGCTCTTACCTACAACTTAGATCAAGGCATGAGGCCCACAAGAGAATCGCCGCAGATGGCACCACAAGGCTTGCTAACGGGTCTACAGATATCCTCCGACGACATTAAGTCAGCGACAGGTAAATATGATGCTTCGCTAGGCGCACGATCCAATGAAACGTCCGGTGTTGCCATACAAGCTCGAAAAGCTGAAGGCGATGTTGGGTCTTATGAATACATTGATGAGCTTGTTAGCGCCCTGGAGTACGCTGGTCGCATCATGATAGATCTTATTCCAAAGATCTATGATACGCAGCGACAGATTCGTATTTTAGGCGATGACGATAGCGAAAAAGTCATGCAAATCAATAAAGCTAAACGTGACCTAATCACAGGTGAAATCGTTACTCAAAACGATCTAAGTCGCGGCAAGTATGACGTTGTAGTTGATACAGGTGCGTCATACGCAACTAAGCGCATCGAGACGGCATCTCAGTTAAGCGCGGTCATGGCTCAAAACCCGCAATTAGGCATGCTTGGCGCTGATATGTGGGCTAAGTCGCTCGATTTGGTTGGTGCTGACGAGTTCATCAAGCGTGTTAGAGCAATGTTAATCAAGCAGGGTATTGCAAAACCGACAGAGGAAGAGCAAGCCGAGATGCCGCAGCCAAATCAGCAGCAAGTGCAGATGCAACAAGCTCACATGCAGTTAGAAATGGCAGCGAAAGAAGCCGATATCAAAGAAACTAACTCTAAAGCAGATTTAAATTCTGCTAAGGCGATGATGGAACAGGCTGAGATGAGCGTAATAGCCGGTGAACAAGCGCAATTAAAACAGCAGGTTCAGCAGTTAGCAGCACTTCTCGATCAAGTGCAGCGCGGTGGTGCCGATTTTTCTTTTAACGAACAGAGTGGGCAGTTAGTTGCCAACCGTTAACTATAACGGCGATAAGGTTTACTTTCCTAATACCGTTACATCTGAAGAGATTCAGGACGTATTAGGCGCTATGACAGCCTCTGCCAAGGCAGTTGGTGAGTTCGCTTTAGTGATGGGTAGTGCAAGCATTGCGGAGCCTATATCGGGTTTAGCAGGTATTGGCACATCTATATACACCGGCAAATTAGATGCGGGTGTGGATGCTATTGCAAAAGTGCAAGACGCATTGACTTACCAGCCCAGAACAAGGGCGGGTCAAGTGGCGATGAGGTCGATTGCTAAGGACGTATCTAACCTTGCTGAAGTGACGGGTTTGAACACCTTGTCAGGCTATTGGCGAGATAGGGTCGTGCCAGCATTACAGGACAACTTAGGCGCTGTATCTGGCTCTGTGTTGGCGGCTGGTGGCTTAGGATTGATTACCGCTATGAGCGAGTTTGTTCCAGGCTCAAGGGCGACGAGAGCGATGCCATTTCCGCAGGAAGGTGCTTTTAAATATTTTGATGCTGACTTAAACCCTAGCCCGAAAGACGTTAGTTTTAGAGGTGGTCATACTGCTCCGGTTAGGGACGGATACTCTGCTCCATTGCATGATTTAGCGGGCAGTGGTCTTTACCCTGCCGATATTTACGATAAAAAAACGCAAGCTAGATATTACGGGTCGGCGCAGTCCGATATAGATAATGAGACTTTTGATGCCATAAATGCTACTAAGGGCAACCCAGATGCAGAGGTGACAATCTATAGGGCTGTACCGAAAGACTCACCCAGCGATATAAACTCTGGTGATTGGGTGACTACGAGCAAGTCTTATGCGGAACAGCATGGGGATTTCGATGATGATTGGCAGATACTATCCGCTAAGGTAAAGGCTGGAGATTTGTTCACTGACGGCAATTCTGCGCACGAGTACGGCTGGAATCCTGCTCAGACTTTCGACCCTAGTACCGCAGATATAAGCCACTTATCTAAGACGGATTCAATAAGATATGAAAGCGCGATTAATAATGAAAATTGGGATAGGGCGGCTGAACTTGCTAAGAATCCAAAAATAACCGACTTACCAATGGACAACGCTTCAAGGATGGCTAGGGCAAAGGATCAAGGATTTGATACCAGTACACCTGTTTATCATGGAACGGAATTAGATTTTGATGCGTTTGATCCTGATCGCAGTATTGGGTCACAGTTTTGGTCTACTACAGATAAGGCGGCAATAGAGTCCGGTAATGTAGGCGCACAAGGTAAAGGCGTTATCAAGGAGATGTATCAGCGTATCAACAACCCTGCGGGCTGGGATGAATACGATAAGTTTAGTATTGATGAACTAATTGATCAAGGGTACGACGGTCTAAAACTGCCAGAGCCTGATGGTCAGTCAACAATGGTTGCGTTTGATCCTAGCCAATACCGATCAGTAAACGCCACCTTTGACCCTGCTAAACGCTCAAGCTCTAACTTATTGGCTGGCACTGCTGCTGCGACACCAATAGCTGCATCACTGTTAAACATGCAGCCAGACGACGACACCCAATAAACGCATTCAAGTAAAACCCTAAGCCGCTTAATTGCGGTTTTTTTATGCCTACTCGTTGGCTCTAACGAGGAACAATCGTGGAGAACGATACTCATGTCAGATGAAGAAGCAACTGAAGTAGTGGTTGAGGATACTCCTGTATCTACGGAAGGTGGATCAGCCGTTGAAGAGATCACACAAGAAGCCAATGCTGAACAGGCAGAGGTATCCGAAGAACCGCAAGCGGAATCGGACGGTGAAGATACTACCGAGGATAAAGAGGTCAAACGCAACTCTGTCCAGAAACGTATTAAACAACTCACATCGCAAAAACGTGAGATGACTGAAAAGCTGGATGCACAAGAACGTATGCTTCAGCAATTCAGGACACAGAACACTAACGAGGCACCAATATCACGGCCTAATTTAGAGCAGTTCGATTATGACGAACAACGCTTTAATGCTGCTGTGGATGAATACAATCAGAAGAGTACGCAACGCACTATTCACCAAGCGTTAGCCGAGCAACAACGGTTTCAGACAGAAGCAGTACGTCAGGAATCGAATCGGTTAGCGGTTGAGCAGTTCTCAGAGAAATCTAATGAATTTGCAATTGAGCATGCTGACTATTTTGAAAAGGTTCAGTCTCCGAATTTCGTCGCGGCGTTTAAGTCTGCTCCGGTGTTGCAAAAAGCAGCACTTCAGACAGACAACGCCCCAGCGGTACTGTATCACCTAGCTCAAAACCCTGATTTAGCCCAAGAACTCCGAATGTCAGACGAGTTCACAGCAGCAATGCAAATAGGCCGTATTTCGGAAAAGCTAGGTTCTCCCGTTCTTGCAAAAACAAACTCAAATGCGCCCACCCCCATTAGGCCCGTAGGCAATACCGCATCGGTCAATAAAGACCCTAGCGATATGTCACCGGACGAATATGCGCGGCACAGGGGCTATAAAAAATAGTTAACAGGAATCCAAAACAATGAGTAATACAATACTAACCCCTTCGGTTATTACAAAAGAAGCACTTGCAATACTGCACCAGAAGCTGAACTTCATCGGCAACATCACCACTGAATATGATGATCGTTATGCGAAAGAAGGCGGCAAGATTGGTAACGATCTGAAGATTCGCCAGCCAAACGAATTTACCGTTCGTTCAGGCGCTGCACTGTCGGCGCAAGACGTTACAGAACAAGCCGTGACAATGACGGTAGACACGCAAAAAGGAGTCGATATCAATTTTAGCTCAGAAGAGCTAACGCTTCATATTGACGAGTTCAAAGATCGTTATATTGAACCAGCAATGTCTGTACTGGCTGCCACAATGGAATCAGACGCTTTGACGATGGTCAAAGACGTTTATAACTTCCACGATGGTGTCGGTGCGGGTATGAGCCTTTCAAATGCTAACTATGGTCGTAAACTTCTGGCGGATAGTTTAGCTCCAACGGGTATGCGATCAATGCTGCATAACACTCAAGGTGTTGTTGATTTTGTCTCTGATACTAAGGGCAACTTTAACGATCAGTCTGCAATTGCTAAACAATACCGCGAAGGTGCGCTAGGCCGTATCGCTGGCTTTGATCACTTTGAAAACACGCTTGTTCCTGGTCACACCACGGGTACAGCAGTTGAAGGTGATACTTCGTACAACATCAACGGCGCGTCTCAGTCTGGGTCAGCAATAACGGTTGATGGTGGCTCTACTACCTTCCTCAAAGGCGATATCATTAGCATCGCTGGCGTGTTTCGTGTTCACCCAGAAACTAAGGTCTCTACAGGCGTTTTACAGCAGTTTGTCATTACGGCTAATTCAGGTACTTCAGCCACAAGTTTAGCTATCTCACCGGCTATCTCAGCGGCTGGTGGACGACAAAACGTCAGTGCTGTACCGGCTGATAACGCAGCGGTTAACAAAGTCGGCGGCGGCGCGAATGCTACGTGGCAAGAAACGTTGGCATTTCAGAAAGGCGCGTTTGCATTCGGTTCAGTAGACCTTATCAAGCCTGACGGTGTGCATTTCTGCGCTCGTGAGGTTATGGATGGTCTATCAATGCGGATCATTCGTGACTACACCATCTCTGACGACAAGTTCCCATGTCGTATTGATGTGATGTACGGCTTTAAAGCCATTCGTCCACAGCTTGCTGCTCGTATCGGAATCAATTCCTAATATGGCAACGGCTCAAGACGTTATTGACCGCGCAACTTCACTCTTACGGGTGAGGTCTGCGGGTGTCAGTTTTGTGACTGATGATTCTTCGATGAATGGTGAGGTTTTCGCCATTCTTCAGAATCTAATTGCTGAGTGGGCGGAGAGTGGAACGTTATCTATTCCCGCTCCTTCAGCGGCTACTGCAACGCTCGATGTCAGTGACGGTACGATTCGCGGGTTAGCTTATGGCCTTGCGATTGATGCTGCCTCTGCTTTCGGGCGTTCAGTAACACCAGAAGTTGTGATGGTTGCGTCAGAAACAAAAGACCAATTAGAAGCAAACAACGCAATCGAAATTTCAATCACGCATGAGCCTTTTTTAACCAGCTCATCGCGTTATAACGTGAACAGCGACTGATGATTACACCTTTACCGCTTGACACTAACTATCAGTCAACCCGTCTGCCGTCTGAATCACAGACGACCCTGAACTTGTTCCCTCACACAGGAAACGGATATAGACCATTCCCTGGGTTAAAGGTGTTCTCGCGATTTAACGCGCAGATTGAGGCGCTGGATGCGGCTGATGGCGGCTTGAATGCGGCTGATGGAACGCTTTTTACGGCGTATATAGCGGGTGGCAATGATCGCGGTCAAGCGTTAATGAGAGATGCTCTCTACGTGGTATCTGGGCCATCGTTGTTCAAAGTTGAGTCAGCGGGTAGCGGCTCATATATTGGCGTAATAGAGGGGACAGTTCCTGTCACTATGGCGACCAATGGCACTCAGCTCATCATTGCTGCGGGTGCTTACAAATATGTTTATACACTTGCTAATGGTCTTCAGGCAATTACTGATAGTGATTTAGATGATGCATATACCGTAGCCTATTTAGACTCACGCTTTATTTATGATCAGCCAGACGGTGAATTTGTCGCCTCTGATTTGAACGATGGAACGTCGATTGATCCTTTATATTTTGCGGAAGCCGAAGCCTTTCCAGACAATATATTAGCTGTTTATCCACTAAATCAGTTGATTTACATGCTAGGTGAGACATCAACAGAGGTCTGGTATACATCCGGTGTTGGTGTGCCT